CTATTTTTTATCACTAATTAACGACAAGACAAATTCCCTAAGTATCTTTGATTTTGTCTTTCCTTTTTCCGCAGCATATTCATCAAATTTTTTAGCCTCATCCTCTGAAAGCCTAAAAATAATATTTTTGCTTGGTTTATCAGATAGACTTGGCCTACCCATTTTTTTCTGCTCCTTCATTTGACTAACCACCAAATAATTAAACCTATAGCTAAAGCCCCGACGATAAATTGAACTTTTTCTTTCCCAGTTGTTTTACTGATTGTAAAAGTTCGCTTGCCATCTTTTGATTTTTTTTCATATAATTTCTTTGTCATAATATTTACACCTCGTTTAGAAAATGGTACACTTAAACCAAGGTAGGTGCTTTCACTCACCGCCTTGATTCAAGTTTGAGCTTACCGCTCGATTTTTACTGTCAGTTTAAGCCATAACAGGTTTATTGTAATTTCTACCGTTAGCTTAGCTGACTTTTTTCGTACTCTTTTTCTCAACTCCTTTTCCTTTCTATTTTCCTATCAGGTTAAGCCTTTCTTTCCTAACCCTATATCTATATTTTACACTTTTGCATTGCAAAAGTCAATAGAAAAATCAATATTTTTTCCAACAAATTGCAAACTAAAAAACCTTGTAGACTAGCGTCTACAAGGTTTTTTTAGAGTATTATTTTTTAACAATCTCAATTGCTTCAATTCGTTTTGATTGACCGGTTGTGCCAGCTTGCTGACCACTCTCGACCCAGCCAGTCCATCCAATTCCTTGGACGTGCACGCGGTACTTGATATTACCATACAGCTTAATCGCTTCAAGGCGTTTTGAACTGCCTGCCGTTCCGATAATCTCGCCAGACTTACGCCGTCCAGTCCATCCTAGTTTCTCGACATGACCCTCGCCCTCAACGCCAGCAGGCACGACAAATGCTTCAAGTCGCAAGCTCTTACCAGTTGTGCCAATCGTTTGCGTGTAGTTCTTCCAGCCGACGCCTTGGACGTGGGCAGATGTTCCGATATACGTAGCTGGTTGTGGTTTAGGCGGTGCTGGTGTCATACTTTTAACCCGCCAAACCTCGATATACATTGGTTTTTGGACGCTATAGTAGTAGTTCCAATCATGTTCAGATACTGCTGTTCCTGCTTGACCACCTGTCCAATAATCGACAGAAATGAATACCGACGCATCTTTCATGAGTCCGACATGGCCACCTGCACCACTACTGTATGCCATGCTAGGCCCCCAGCTCATCAAGACGACATCGCCACGCTGCGCATCCCAGGATTCATTCGCGGAAATGCGAGTATAGCCATTTTGGCTCAAGTAGCTAGCAAGCGTGACTGTGCTGTAAAGATAGGCATATTGACTACCGCCAGAATCTTTGATCGCTTGCGTGGTAGATCCCGAGCAATCCGCCGTTCCGTCTGTGCCATTTCGGCTGCCGTACATGGAGTAGGTAAGTTTACCTTTGCGATTATCAAACCATGACACTGCTAAATTGTTATTTGCTGTCATCTAACACCTCCTCGATCGTTTCGTCGATTTCTTGTATGGGTAAAGTTTCAGCTGTATATTCGCCACCATCAATCAACTCTTTATTGATAAAAGCCACCGCCGTCCTTTTCTTTGCCTGGTTAGTTGCATCTGTCAAGCTATCACTGTTTTCGATAGCTTTTTTAGCAAGGTCTTTCAAGTTCATTTTCAATCTCCTTTTTTTAATAAACTTGCGATTGATCTAGTCGCAAGTAGAGTGAACGTGAGTGTCGTTGTGATAAGTACAATGACCTCAATCATCCGACAAATCTTTCCAGTCGACTTTTCCATCATCGTTTTTGTCATAGATATTTTTTGCGACAATCGTGGCCAGTCCAAGTGCAGCAGTTAGCGCAGCCACAATGGTCGTTGCTTTTTCAAATTCCAGCGAACTCAGGAAGGTGATCAAGATTGGCAATCCGCCAAGCACCAGATTTTTAAGCGCATCATAAGTTTTATTTTTCACTATCTCACCTCCCTTCATTTTTGTTAGGTAAAGCGACAACCTTATTATAAAGCGTTTCGCCGGTTCCATTACCGCCTAAAGACTTATAAGCATTAAAAAGATAATTTAAGTCATCTAAATCGTCAATCGAGATATATCCAGCTTCCAAAAACTCGCCGCAATTTGTGTAAATCTTGTTGTGTAATATCGCCAACTGCGAATCTTTGAGCATCAAAAACGAGCTTTTTAGTAACTCTTTTTCTTGTTGTCTCTTATCCTGTTGTCTCAGCAACGCTTTAGTTAGCGACCTGATAGAACCAAAAAAACTGATGCCAAATACAGCGAGCATGACCGAGTTGACCTCTGCCAATTTATCCATAAACTCCAAAATATTTTTTCCTCTTTCTAATCTTAGTATTCCACTGTGATCCTATGAACAAAAATGTTACTCCTATTTGTATCATCAGCTACATTCCAATCATTCTGGCCACCTGATACAAATCTCGTTTGTCCAAAACGAAACTGAGAACCTTGAACCGCACCAGTACATAGTAATTCAACTTCCCATAACCTAAACCTCCCTGACGATGTCACATTAAACTCGGGTACGACGGTTTGAGCTGAGTACTTCCACTTTGGATCAAAGTTGGACTGAGAATTACTGATATCCATCACGACATGTTGTGTCTTATTGTAGCAAAGCAAATCTAAGTGCAGATATTTAGCGTTTGTCAAATCACCAAGCTGTTTCAACGTTGCTTCAGTATTAGACATCGCCGTATATTTGCCGTTGAAAATTTCATTGAATACAGGTATTCTCGGCCTATCATTTCTAGGCGTTCGTATATCAGAAGTTCCTACGGTTGCTCCACCGATTAATATTGTTGATGACTCTATAACCACTGGTCCTATTGAGCTTATATACACACTGCTTCTTCCTGATAATGACGTTTCTGAGTAAGAACTAAGATCTAATTTATCTTTCGCATATATAGAAAATGTACTGTCATAGCCGTACCCTCTAACAGTTCCCGTATAGACATCATATAGATGATCATCAATAGATGTATACTGTTTGGAATATATATACTCGCTATTCATATCAGTTATGATATCTTTGAAACTGGCTCCAACTAATCTATCTGGATAACCTGCAAGACCGTCATCAATTTGTCTTTGAAGATTCATGGCGTACGAATCTATGTTTCCTCCATTTGTAGACTGACCTTCTATATAATCAGGGAATGTAGAAGTTACTACAGAGTTTAATGTGGTATTTTCATCTATTGATTCCGCAGTAAATCGCATAGTTCTCAGCTCACCATTATAGAGATAGATGGCATTTATACTACCGCTATATTTTTCACCATCATAATTTCTATTTGCGAAATAGTTCCAACTTAAATAGCTCCCGCCCGTAATGGTGCCAAGATTTGGCGATATGGCTGATAAGTTATTAGCATTCAGATTTTCGACATATAATTCCCATATCACCCAATCATCGCCATTCCATTTTTTAATCAGCTGTACTTCTGATGACACATCTTGCCAGAGTTGCCCGATTTCTGGTGCTTCTGGCGGTGTATCACTCAATAATATGCCACTTGTACCATCCCCACCTTTGAGTACTGGCGTGGTGACCTCGCCATCTTTACCGGTTATGGTTAAGCTCGTGTCAGGATTTACTGTGATGGTCGGACTCTCACCATCAACACCATCATCACCTTTGAGTACTGGCGTGGTAACCTCGCCATCTTTATCAGTTATAGTTAAGCTCGTGTCAGGATTTACTGTGATGGTCGGACTCTCGCCATCAACACCATCCGACACATCAATAATTGTGACCTCATCAAATGCCACCACATTACCATTAATCACTGCAGACCAGCGAACAACAGCTTTACTGTCGATATCATCTGCCGTGATCTCGTGCTGCTCGCCATCGCCTGAAATACTAGCGCCATCGATTGTCCATTCGTACTTTTCGGGTGCTATCTCTTTGCTACCCTTGTAAAGTCTAGCGGTCAAAGTAGTCGTCCCGGCAGAGTTCTTGAATGTCAGACCATTTGTCGTTAAGGTGACAGCTTTGTAAGGTGCATTCTCCTCGGCCAGCTGTTGCATTTTCGCAATCAATTCAGCTGATATTTGAGACTGCAGGGCTTTGTAATTACCAAACGTCGCAGCTTCCACCGTCGCATCGTCAAAACTAATGACCTGCTCTAACACCCGAGCCGACAATATCAGCTGCGTTGTGTAGCCATCATCAACAATCTTGACCGTGTCGCCGATATTTGCGCCGGTCCGACCTTCTACCTCATAATTGATAGCAGGCACGCTGTGCTCTTCGAGGTACGTTTTTGCTCGATTAAATAATTCACTTTGAGAAATCTTATCGTGGCTAAAATTATAGACGATATAACCACCGCCGTTGACATTGTTCCCCCGATTGCCAAAACGTGCATTAGCTTGCGGTGCTTTGATAAAGTTTTCGCCTTTGGTATGGAAAAATTTCACCTCACCACGCGCATCTAATTCCTGCCAATTCGCCAAATTCGCAATCGTTGTGACTTTATCGTTATCATCTTTTGACGTCGGGCATACTGCCGTGCAAATTTCGCTAATATCAGTCGTCCGCTTAATCGTCCGAACATTCTTGCCATAGCGCAGTTCGATATCTTCCCGAACTTCGCCGACTTTTTTCTTGATATGCACCAAACGTTTTTTGATAGAAAAGTCCGAATTGAGTTGCACCTCATAATCAAGTTCAGCATTATCAAACTGTGTCGCTACTGATTGTAAAAACGCACGATGGCTCATTTCGCTATCCCACGAAAGTTTGCGAGTCAAGTTTGAAATCTCATTGGCACCAATCTCATAACCTGTATCGTGCATGATGCGATCAAAATACCAACTAAACGGACGCGCCACATCTGCATAAAATGGTGGTGTTATTTCAAGGTTTAGGTCAAGATTTAGGCTGATGGCTGAGATGGCCATTGTCTTATCACGTTCAGCTTCATCGATTTGCGTGATGTAAAGCAAATTATCTCGATTATTATACTCAAAGGCAATCCAGTAGCCGACCCGAAACATTCCGGAATCTGTGTGTAATTTAGATGTTTCAAAATCCAAAAAGTCGGCTGAGCCAATCAAAAATCGATGAAACTTAGACTTCCTAAAATGGATGGCGTCGGGTAAATCGTTGTCCATGATAGCGACTGGCGAGAAATTTTCATCCAAAATATGAAATTGCATTATAAGTTAGCCTCCTTAAATTCTATTTTGTAGGTTGGCGGTTCAGCGCACCAATCCGAGCATTGAAAGTAGATCGTTGTTTCCCCTGGCGGAACGGAAAACAAGTTAGAACCATCTGCTTTTTCAGTCAACTTTGGCATGCCATTGACGTAGACTTTGCTATCTGCTCCGGTCATTTTGACAATATCTCCATCGCTAAATCTGTTAGGGACGTCACGCCACTTATCAACTTTTAGTTTTCGGATTTGTAACTTTTGAATGGCGTTATGTGTCACATAATTATCGCCTGTACGCTTATCATAGTTGGCAAGTACCATCGAGACTTTCGTCACTTGCTTGTCTGCAAGATAAGGCACGATAACGCTTGGATATTGCCCCCAATAGTGAAATTGGATTTTAGCTCCCTCTTTCAGAAAGTCCATAGCCCCTCTTGACTGATTGAAAGGGTTCTCTGTGTCCAAGTGAGATGATTTAAAAGTAAAATCATATTTTGGTAAATTTTTGATGCCCGTCCCATCATTGTATGAAGCTCTACAGACTGCGCTGTTTCCGTTTTTATCAGTTTTCAACACAAGCCAGCGGGCGATGATTTCATTACCCGACCAAAAAATAATGTCCTGCACAGCCGTTTGTCCCATTTTTCCAGCCCAGAAAAAGGTATCCCACCAAGCGTAAAAGTTCTTCGCACCAATCGCTCCTTCACTGTCCGCTGGTAAAGTGTAAATCTTTCCGCCGCCGTTGAAAAGTCCTTTATTACCGCCAGTTGTTGCTAGGCGCAAGCCTGATTGCCCAGCAGACCCAGAAACGCCAAGCGTACCCGATAAATCAAACCGTGCATCTGGTGTGTAAGTGCCCGACCAGTTCGACCATCCAGCTCCATTGAAGGCAGTTGTATCCAAAAACGTTTCAGTTTGTTGATAATCTACGCCATCCGTTTCCTCTTTATTCCCAATTCCCGTGATAGCATAATCCGTGTACATCCCGACATAACCGTTTTCGGCATTCATCGTTGCCGTCATCGTGATAGGTGCATCCACACTCCCCTCATTGACTACAGTTACGCTATAACGACCATCAGCGCCTTGTGTTGCTGTGTAGGGGCCTTTTATCTCATCGGGGTGACTTAGGCCATCAGGTACGATAAAATTTAAAGTACCTACTACCGACTTGTTCTCCAACTCCCGATACATCGCAGCATCGCCATCTAGTTTTGCCAAATAGTATTCGTTCGGAAAATCGCTAAAGACAAGTTTTTGGGCTCCTTGATTGATCGCCTGCGAAATGACATCATCAATTTCCCTTACTGAACGATTATTCGAGAATATCTTCAGCTCAATCATCTTTTCTTCGTATCGACTACTCAGGATTTCAACACCATTAGCAAGCTGTGATGTCGTGTTTGTAATGCGCTTGTTATTTCTACCGATTGGATAACTCGTCAAATCGAAATAATCTGACAGCATCAAATCGCCAAATTTTATTTTAAAGTCACTGCTCATAATCCACCTCCTACTAGGCCATGTCTTTTTTGTTTTTTGCTATTAATGACATCTAAAATCTCTCCAACTTTTCCACCATCCATATAGACATCCATATTTTTACCTAACATCCGCAGCATCACTTGAATCATATCGTCTAATTTCTGCAATACCTCTTTATTATCGACATTGACATTTAGGCTTGTCTCAGACTGACTTGTCACACTTTCCACACGCGCCATATCTCTAAAAATTTGCGCATTAGCCGGTATTTTTTGCGGGCCAACACCTTTAGCATATTTTGGAATCAGTGGCGCTGTTTTTCGCGCCGTCAAAACTTTTGAGCCACGAGGCAAATCAAGCAGCACATTGCGCCCTTCTGGAACGAAAGATTGACCGTTTGGTAACGTGATCATCTCTTTATACAGACCGCCCTTTTGGTCATTGACCATGGCCACCCCGCCATTATGGTAATTAGTCCCTCTTTCTAGCTTAATTCCGCCTGATAAAAAATTAAGGACAATATTTTTTTCTGCAGGAAGGTTATTTGACAAATTTCTATTCGCGTCTGCGATCCCTACTCCAGTATTATCAGTAGCAAGTAGCGACACTGGTCCTCTCGTAAGAGAGTCTATCGTGCCTTGCGCCGCATCTTTTCCACCACGTGCCAAGTTATCAGAAAACAACCCAACTGTTTTACCAAATAACGAATTAACAGTACCCTGTGCCTCGCCCTTACCCTGCCCCGCAAGGTTAGTGGCAAACAACCCAACTGTTTTACCAAATAACGAGTTAACGGTACCTTGTGCCGCATCCTTTTCAGGCTTTGTTTTGTTAGCAGCACTCAAGTCAACTTTCTTGCCATACATTGAGTTAACGGTACCTTGTGCCGCATCTTTTTCAGGCTTTGTTTTGTTACTTGCTGTCAAGTCGACTTGTAGGCCTGTCAGAGAATTGATGGTATTTTGCGCATCTAATACATTCGGTTTCGTCGCATTTTTAGCTCTCAATTCTTGTTCTTTAGTTGACAGCTTATTCCAATCATTGATTTCCTTTGTGGCCGTATCAGACTTTTCCATGAAATCTTTGTTGTTAGCAAGCATTTTTTTGATTGAGTCTGGCATAGCCGTCCACGTCGCAAGCATCTCCTTAGAATCATAGATAGCTTTCATGCCTGCTTCGTTTTTAAAAATTAAATCCTTTTCTTCTGGTTTTAATTTTTCCCACTGCCCGTTAGCGATCATGGCTTTGGCAATAGTTTCTCTAGCGTTCGTGTCGAGATTTGCGTTTTTGAGAATGAATTGCATCTGATTCCAGCCACCCTCTGCTTGTATGGCTTTGGAAATTTCATCATTTGCATTTTGTTTCAATTCACCAGTTTTAGAGTCAAAAATTAAAGCATTCCATTGATCGCTTGCAGCTTTACCATCTGCTGACATGTCTGAACTATACTGAGCAATCATGCCGCTCGATGCGCTTACGGCTTTTCCAGCTTCGTTTGACTTAGCGATGATCCTATCGTACATCCCGTCACCGTACTTGTTGAGGGTGTCACGAGTTTTTTGCCAAATACCAGTCGCAGTCTTATCAATTCCACTTGCTTGCATCGCTCTATCTAATGCGTTCATCGATGCTAGGTATTTAGTGCCATACGATTCCATCACAGCATTATGCTGGTCACGCGCAACAGCAGCCTTGGCATCATATTCAGCTTGTGTCAGCATTTTTGAGTCAAGCGCCGTTTTCAAATCATCTTTTTCTTTTTTATAAGCACTATTTTCTTTACTCATCAACGTTTCGAGATGTTTTGTAGCACTCTCTAGCTGAGTCCTGTTAAGCTGAGAGATATCACCATTTAACGCCACCATAACATTTTTCTTTTCAGAGCTTGACAGCTTCATCAAGTTCAACTGTGCGTCAATCATCTCTTTTTGATTATTGACGACAATCTCTTTTTCTGCTGCCGTCAACTGAGACGAGTCATTATTATGCTTTTGATAGATCGCGATAACCTGGTCCGACATGATTTCAGCATTCTTAACATACTGCGCATTCGCCTCTTTCCCCTTAGCGATTTGCTCATCGGTTAATCCAAGACGACCAGCAGCCTTCTCAATCCTCGTATCCGCTTCCTGAGCAGCTGTTTTAATGTTATTATACATATCCGCAAAAGCTTGACCGACTTTTTCTGCGGTTGTTGCTCCTGCCTCAAACTTATCAATCGCATCCTTTGTATTGTCAACTTTACCTTTAAAGTTCGTCAGCTCATTATCTGCAGTCGTTGATAGCTTACTTCCCCATTTTTCCGTCTCCCGACGCGCCTCATCTTGTTTTTGAGATAAGTAAACCAAGCCCCCAGCAAGTAAAGCAGTGCCACCGACCGCAAGCGTGATTGGATTTGTCAAAAAAGGAATAGCTTTTGCAAGTAAACCCGTCTTAGTTGTCGTCCCTGCAAGAGCACTCTCCGCAGCACTCGCACCACTTGCCATGCCAGTTAATTCTTTGGTTAGCGACCTCGTCATCGATGCAGCCTTGATAGCTGTATTCATCTTACCAATGCCAGTGACAAGTAGACCGATTTTACTGATAGTACCACCAATAACATTAAGTAATGGATACGCTATTGCGGTTGCCAAACCTGCACCAACAATTAGATTTTGCGTACCAGAATCTAACCGACTAAACTTGTCGATCATATCATTAGCAAATTTTAACAATGGATTTAATGCGGGCAATAATTTTTGACCGACATTGATTTGTAAAACCTCAAGACTCGCCTTGAATTTATCAACACCATTTTTGCTAGACTTGCTAAGCTCATCAGCTAAGTTTTTAGTATAGCCTGTTGCCCCGCGTGTTTCTTTTGATAAATTTTTGATAGCATCGCCACCTTTATCAATTAAAACTGACATCGCCGTAAATGATTCCGTTCCAACCATCGTTTTAATGATACCGTTGAAATCTTGTGCGCTATGACCAGATGCAATCCATTCTTTCTTCATACCTTGCAATGATACAATCTGATCAGCGAATGAAAGTTTTTCAAACGCCTTTTTAATCCCACCGTATGCGGAGGTTATACCATCCTCTGCATCCTTGATTTGTTTTTTCGTGCCACCAAGATTGATGACTTCCGTATAACGATCTTTCGCTCTTTGAATAATAGGAATTGATTCTTCCCACGCTTTAGCTAAAGGTTGTGCCCCTTTACCTGCAACATCCATCAGGTTAGAAAATTGCTCCACCGCTTTTTTAGTCGATACTTGTGACAATTTCAACATACTTGATCTAAGAGCAGTACCCGCCGCAGTTCCTAGAATCCCGTTATCAGATAAGATACCAATGGCCGCAGCTGTATCCTCTAAAGTGTTTCCTGTTGTCTTTGCAACCGGACCAACATACTTCATCGCTTCGCCCAGATCAGAAAATCCAGATGAGGTTTTATTGGCAACAAAAGTAAGCGTATCTGTCACACGCCCGGTATCTTTTGCCTTTAGCCCAAATTGCTGCAAGATACTTGATGCCGAATCCATAACAGTTCCAAAATCATCACCACTGGCCTTGCTCGCATCTAACAACGCAGGCATAGCGTCAATCGTCTGGTTCATATCAAACCCTTTTTTGATCAACTCCTCCATCCCGTGATTAATCTCAGTGGTACTGAGACCATATTGTTTTGCCCAACCTTTGGACTTTTCTCCCATTTCTCTTGTCGCTTTAGTCAGTCCCTCTGCTGTCGGTATCGTATCAGCAAGAAGAGATTTGATTGTGTTCATCTGCCCTTCAAAATCAAGCGCTTTTTTGGTAGATAATACAAAACCAGCCGTCAAAGCAGTGCTGATTGGTTTCATTTTATCCCCAGCATCCGCTATTTTGTTTCCGATTTTTTGTGTTACATCACCAACTTTTTCTATGCCACCTGTATACCAATGTTCGGCAGCAAGTTGCTTGGTTGTGGTTTTTATCTGAGCTTCAAAAGAGGCCATCTTTGTATTAGCGACCTGAATTTTATTGGCAAGGTTTTCGTACTTTGCAGTACCCGGCTCAGCATTTTTAAAATCTGCCTTCAAAGTTTCTAAAACTTTTGACTGAGATTTGATAGCATTGCTAAGTGATTTCTGTTTTGCTGAAAGACCGTCGCTACTTTTTCCGGTCAATTTCATGACATTATCTAGTGCTTTTACTTCATTTACAAAATATTTCGTTGCTCGATTTGCAGCTGATAGACTATCGCCAAAACTCGAACTGTCAAGTCCAAGTTTGACAACCATACTTCCTAATGGATCATGCGCTCCCATATTTACCTCCGAAATTTATTCTAATTTCAGTGTAAAACAAAAAAGCCCTAAAAATAGGACTTTTTTAAAACAATTAAAAATCAAATACATTGTACGTATCATAGGTTTTAATTAGACTCATAATAGCCAATTTTAAAAGAACGTATAATAAAGCCGCGATAATCACCCAAATAATAATTGGTAGGCCTGGAATAATTAGCAAAACACCCAAAACCATACTTGGTATCAAATTACTATACTCAGAAAAAAGTCTGACAGTGATAATAATAAACGTCAAAACTAGAGCAATCATCACTAAAACCCTAAGCCAAGCAGCTTGTTTTTTAGACATCACTTACCTCCTTACTCCTTCCTTGTAGTTTCAAAATATATCGTTATACTTCTTTGTTTAATGATAATTAAACCAAGTGAAGTTTATCTCTGATAGCATCCGCAAGCGTTTGAGAGAAGTTCAAGCCCTCGTTAATGCCTGCATCATTGAGATATGAAGGAATAGATAAGGTTTTTTTGACAGGCGTTTTATCCAGCTCTCGTTTATAGCTATCAGGGTCAATATCAACCAAAGTAACAACATCAGAATCCTCAGCTTCAAAGCTGACTTGTCCCGCCTCAGGCAATGGATGATCTAACGAAAATGTACCGATATAATCTCTTGCCATCACGATAGCATCAGCTAGACTGACACCTTGTGTATAGCCATCAAGATCAGGAATATAGGCGAGATATTTATAATCAGATTTTTCTTGGTCATCAAAAGTGATGACCGTTGGGAATGCGATTAAATGAGACATCAAAAGACCTCCTTTCAGGTCATGGGCTACTTTATAGCCCGTTGCGTTTGAGTATGGCTTTTGCGAGCCGTTCGTTAATTTCTGGGTGGCGTGGGATTTGTTCTTCCCTTTCGCCATTAGTCCAAACATCATGGTTGCCACCGTGGCGTTTGAGCCACCAACCACCTTTTTTAAACTTTTTTTCTACATCTCTTTTCTTCATACTCTGCCTTTCCCTTATCTATATTAATAGTATATCACGTATTTATCACGTGGTCAACTAAAAACACGTAAAAAATGCGTATCAATATAAAAAACATCACATTTCTGTGACATTCCTTTATAACGTATTAACAAAATCAGCCAAATCCACAACTTTTTCACGCGCATCGGTATCAACTTCACTATCAGCGCCCAAAACTTTCAGCAAGCTATGCCAATCTGATTCCATCAGCTCATTTATCGAAAGTTGCTGAGAGGTCATAAGAGATTTGAAAAACGATAAAATTTTCTTTTTAGCTTCGCCAGCCGTTATTTGTCCTTTGGGTCATCGTCGTCACCACCGCCCAAAATCGCCATTGTGACCTCTTGCACGACGATTGGCAACTCTTTTGTACTCAGACCATCATATAAGTCGTCAACCGTCAAATCATCAAATAAGGACACGATAAACGCAATCCGTTTATCCAGCACCTCGCTTGGTTTGGTGCTCTCGTTATCGATTGATTCTTCCAGCTCCAAATACTCCAAATATTTGCGTGCAGGAATAAACGGGCACGTCTTAACAACCGTTTCGCCACCCTTTTTAAGTCTAATTTCTAAAGCCATTTTCTCTCCTGAAATAATCAAGACACCTTCGAAAGTGTCCTGACTTGATTATGCACCAGCAACAATGTGTAGTTGTGCTTTAAGTGTTTCGATTTTTTCCGATTCAGTTCCGACATACTTAGCAAAATACATGCCTTGTGTCGCTGCATCATCAGATGCCATTGCTGAGAATGTCATATTTTCAGATGGCAACTCCTCAGCTTTTTCACTGGCTTGTTTGCCCTCGAACTCATCTAATGACAGAACACCACGGAAAAAGCCTAAGTAAGCACCTCCGCCAGCTGTTGAAATCCCCTCAAACAATAACGACACTTCAGGTGCCTCTGTATCCGTACCGATATAAGTCACGCCATCCACTGTTGTATAGCCCAACAGTTTAGCTTTAACATCTTCCGGGATATCCAATGCCTTGATTTCCGCCTTAACATCTCCAACGCCCATGCGCGAAATGTGGTAAGCGACACCACTTCCCCATGTTTTCACAGGATCTGATGCTAAACCTGTAATCTTAACCTCTTGTAAAGCTCCGCTATTTGCAGCGCCTTTTAGTTCAAAAGTATTCGTATCTGACGGCGTAGCACCGTCTAAGATGCGCACTGTCACTTTATTTACATTGATAATTGTCATATCTTCTCCTTAATAATTTTCGTCATACAATGGACTTCTGCCCGTATATCGCCTAGCATCTACATATCGCTTCGTTTCACTGAAATACTCATCAAGTCCGCCAGCTTCTTGATAAAAACCTAGTTTTCGCATCACGATTTCAGTCTGTTTCGCTAAATTCTTGGTTAGCATTCGATCACTTGTCTCGATATTGAGCTGATAACTAAACCGCTTCGCTAACGGTTTACCACTACCAAATATCACTTGTTCAGGTGGTCCCATCGGCACAATGACAAGACTAGGCGCATCATCAGCCAAAGCCTCAGGACGCTCGAAAGACTTAATCGTTATATCCGCAAGTTCTGGGGCATCAGATAAAGCCATCCAGACCTCTGTTAGCATATCACTCATTTTATCAATTCCTCTAGTTTATCTTTTAATTTATCCATATAGGTCGCCTCTGTTGTATAAACAAAAGCTCGCATGACACCGAAACCTCTTTGTTTGACAAATTCCCCAGCCTTGAGATGATTAAAACCGAACTCATTAAGATGAACTACTTGCCAACGTCCACCAGACCATCCGATTTTCACCGATGGTATCCCACCACTTCTACTAACACGACTGGATACAATCAATTCGGGATCAACAAACGCCTGCGCAACAGACTGCAAATCTTTCGCTTGCTCCGCACCAATTTCTTTCAGCGCTTTATTTACCACTCGACTGACACGTTGGTCACTGAATTTTGCCTCTATTTTTTTCATCAACTCATCCATGCCGACAATCGTTGCGCCTGTATATGCCATCTCAATCCCCCTTCAACAAAATCGTGATAAACTCATTTTGCGTCAAGTCCGGACGAATATCCGCAATATCCCAAAAAATATCTGCAAACCTAGCATCGCGCACCTTGACGCGGTGTTTATTGCCAGGACGATAATCTGCCATCGGCTCACGTATCTTAATCGTCAGCGACCGTTTAGGGCTAACTGAGCTATTTTTCAATATCTCAATATCTTTGCTTGATGGCGCATAACACTCTGCAAACGCCTCATATTTGACGCTCATGACATTTTCACGCGCATCCAGTCCATTTGCCACACCACAAGCATAAAACGTTACAGGCGTCCTTAACGTGCCATTGTGCGTCTTATTCTTGCCCTGTTTCTGGCTTGTTATCATCGGCATCACCCTCCAGACCATACTGCACATAAAGCATATTGATTTCCTCGTGGTAATTGCCCACAAATTCATCCAAGGCATCATTATACTCGTATCTAGCACGATCAAAGATGAGACTGACAAGTGTCGGGTCATCTAAGTCACGCGCCCCAGTCAAGCGAATCAGTGTTGTGGCGCTAGATGTCAACATCTGCCTTAAATTCTTATCCTCAGCATTCGATCCGATACGCATTCTTAGCTTAAATGCACTAAGTTTGTTATCGACCCACGTTTTTATTTCTTCTAGCGTCATAGCCTACCCCTTATTTTTTAGCAGCTGATTTTTTGCCATTTTTCTTCGGCACATCGTCTTTTTCGGCTACACCCTCGCCAAACTTTTCAACGAAATCTGGCAAGGCTGCATTGAGTTCGGAAAAGCGCTCTTCAGTTACCTCAAACACCTCGCCAACATGGCGTGTGCGATTGACCGAAAAATCAACAAAATCAGTTAAAACCTTAATTTCCATCTCATGCTCCTTGCGCGACCAATGTCGCAATCACAGCCACATTATTATCTTTCGGTTTACCGAAATAGTAAGCCTTAGCCGTGTAAAGGTTCAAGTCATCCAGCGCCAACGTCTGGTCAAATTCCTTAATCTCTGTGCCACCTCCGACATAAGCATCATAACGTTTCGCCACAAAGATAACCGCCGTCCCTGCAGTAACCGCAACAGACTGCATCACTTGGATGCCAAACGGTAAGGTAAAGGTGTAAACCCCATTAACATTAAGCGCTGTAAACTTCGCTTCCAGTGCATAATAGTCCGATGGATTGACCAGCATGATGACTGACCCGCCGATTGCCACTGACTTCCCTTTTTCAGAGATAGAAAGTGTTGACATCGCAGGTTGTAACAAAGTAGGCGCATTTTGAGGATTCAAAGTCGTCAAATTAAGTGTTGCTGTTTTAGGATTAAACGTCGTCACGCCATTTGACGTTGTGCCATTGTTCAGGTTACGTGTCAATCCAATCGGTTTTTTGTTACCATCACCATTGACAACCGCCGCCTCAAGCGCAACTGCGAATGCCTCACCGATTTGTGCGATGACAAATTGCTTAATCCAGCTTGCGCCAAATTGTAGAGCATCTTTAGGAATGACCACAAACGCCGTCAGCTTGCTTTGTGAGAAATCTTCCTCAGTGAATACCGCATCCAGCTGATTTTTAATGTCAGTAAAGACATTGTCCCAACCCGCAGCACCAGATGTTTCAGCCACGAGCGCTTTTAAGCGCAAGCCAGCATTTTTGAAGTTAATCGCACCTAGCAATGGATGTTCAGAAACCAAGTCTTCAAATACTTCGTTGACCGTTTCTTCCGGCAAAAGAAGCGGATTTTTAGTGCCAACGTTTTTGGCAATGTCATTGAAAAACTTGATTTCAGTTGCCGTCATGCCCTTGTTAGCATGTTGACTGGCAAACATGCCTTCAAGCGTTTCTTTGTTTGAGTTCGTCAACGTCTCCGTCAAATCACTGCCCAGAGTTTGCATGGCCTCAGCATACAGAGCATTTTGCGTCGCTTTGTCCGCATCATTTGCCATTGATTCCGTAAATTTAGCGACCGCCGCCTGGTAGTTAGGTAAAGTGTTAAAAATAGTCATTTTGACCTCCGTTAAAATTTATAAAAAGACAAAGCGTGCCAAATCATTGACCTGCTTTGGTTTTTCCGTCGTTTTGTCCTCAAGCGCTTTTTCCACAGCCTGATTGACAAGTTTAGCAAGTTTCTCGCCATCAATTTTGATTTTGTCCGCTTCAGCAGCAGTCTGATTTTGTTTATCAGCCATCATCGCCTTAAAGGCTTCGATTTTATCCTTGCTAACGATATGCCCAGCACTTGCAACCATTTGCATCGGCTCGCTGTTAATAAACAGCACCTCATCCGCAAAACCATGCTCAACCGCCTTATCAGCCGTCATCCAAGTTTCAGCATTCATCAAAGCCAACACTTCATCGACCGTCTTACCAGACTTCTCAGCATAAACCTTGGCTAGGCTCTCGCTCGTTGCAAATAAAATCTGACTGGCATGGTCAAACTCCCGATAATCGCCATAATCGACCATGGCCGCATTGTGGATCATCATCTGACCCAATGGGCTAATCTTAACCACGTCACCAGCCATTGCCACAACGCTTGCGATACTTGCAGCAATGCCACTGACGACTACCTCAACTTTTCCGTCGTATTCTTTCAACGCCGTAAAAATTTCACTGCCCGCAAAGACAGACCCACCACCTGAATTGATAGACACCTGAATGTCTTGACCTCCAGCTTGTGCCAAAAAATCTTTAACTTTTTTAGGACTCACATAAGGGTCATCAAACCAATCATAAAACCAAGCATCGCTATCATCAATTACCGCACCATTAAATAAAAACTTCAACATCATTCCTCACCTCCTCTCAATCGCTCTATAAATTCAGTATAAACAAAAAAAGTCCAAAAAAGCGGACTTTTCAAGTTATGATTTTTTTCTCTAGCTCGCCTGTCCATCACGTTCCACCATGGGTAAAATCTCTTTTGATTTCAACAACTCATAGATAAACAGCATGCCTTGCTGTGTCCATTTAGTATGAGGGTGCAACTGTGCCACATCATCAGGCGCAAAATTTGTCTTGGTATACCCCTTATCAGCGTATTTCTGATAAAGTAACCAAACATTACCTTGTTTGAAGATAATGCCGTACTCATGCAATAGTTTATTCAACCAAACCGCACTTTTCCCGTATTGTTTAGCGATGATTGATACAGACACCAGCCCTTTGGTTTGTAGTACATAGTCATAATAACTCGCTTTAGGTTGCAACTCATTAACACGTTGCTCCGCAATCAATTTCTGCTCTGATAACTGATTATTCTCAAGCTGTAAAGTTTCAAGCTTGCGTTCTAAAATCTGACGACTACGAAGTAAAATCATTTCTTCGCTATTCCAAGCCCTCTCAACTTGAATAAAATACAGTCTGGCTTGCCTACCTCTCTCGTTACGCTGTATCATTGAGATTTCTTTTGCCATATCTATCTTCATAGCGTGGTCTACCTGCGTTTGCCGACCACCATTTGAGTTAGGGACAAAAATGTCCGCGACCACATAATCTATATTTTCACTAAAGCCATAATCAGCCATACGACCAAACCATTTTGCATACGGAGTTTCAATCCCTAAAAATTCATGTAATTCCCGACCGCTGACAAGTTGTTCATCATTTTCATTCGTTGTAATTTTGATTAAATCATTCATCACGTTCATCCTCCATAACACCATTGTAAAGAATTTTTAAAGCAAAAATAGGACTTCTCATCACGCTATATCTTCGTACAGTTCAGCAGTCCTAACGATTGCCTGATAAACCTCTGAAAAGCCAATATTTGAATCTCTAGCTAAATCTGAAATGTCATAGATACTAAAATCTTTGTTGTCATCAAGTATCCAGCCTTTGATAACCTGAGCAACATCTAAAATTATTGTCAACTCAGACAACTCAATCCCAAGCAAAATTGCCAAAACTTCTTTTTCTTTTCTAGTTATTTTCATAACGCCACCTCAATCACAGACAACGTCTGTCAAGTAAACTTATCGTCTTATTTTGGGCGCTTTCAGCCTCAGTATTCGTCGGTGGCACGTTCAGTTCTTCTAACATAGCGTTATAATCAGATTCAAGCTTCTCAACCGTATAGATTGCATATTTCAAAGCTGACAGCGTTTGACTAAATATACCTTTATCAAACCGAGACATGCTCGTCTCAGTTTGAGGGATAGTAAGTTTTTTAGACATAATAAAAATCCTTTCATTGAGCCACGAAAAGATTTGTGCTATAATTATGCTATAGCAATCTTTCGAGGTTGTTCAGTGGACAGCATTATCTGACGGACGCCAATCAGAAAGGTAATGCTGTTTTTATTTTTTCCATTCTTTTTCAAGTTTTTCAAGACCACGGCGAACCGTTTCAGCTTTACTCACTTTTTCAATTTCCGAATACTTCTTCAAAAATTTATCAGTTTTTTCATCCAATCTTATTGTCGTTGGCACGCCTTTAGGATTGCTAGACGGTGGACGACCCATTTTTTTCTTTTCGTTTATGTTAATTTCACAACTATCTGTAAAATCATATAAACAAACGCCAAAATTAGAAACGCTAAAATTAATATTTTAGTGACCGTCGCTTGATTTTCAAGCCACTTATTAAATTTGTTCATTTTTATATTTTGTGCTAAAATCAAAGTATAGAAAAGCAAGGACTGGGCTTTCCAACCCTCGCCTCTCTAACTCTAAGAAAGTTTCTTAACAATATCTATTATCAAGTTGATTAGTGTTGCTATTGCTACTAGCAAGCCAACTATTTTGATAAGTAGGTCAAGTTTAGAAGCTTTTTTCTTATTTCTCCTTGACTTCATCACGATAGCCCTTTCCGTTGGTCTTAGTATCAGGTCAAGCCTTTCTTTCTCAACCCTATATCTATATTATACTAAACCGAATACATAAAGTCAAGCATAAACTAAAACTTTTTCTAAAATATTTTTAAGCCAATAAAAAACCTTGCAAATAAGCTATTTGCAAGGTTTTTCCATATGGAGGATGTCCCCCCTCATGGCGAGGCTGAACCCTCTTTTTTCCCATCTTCAAACTCATAATTTTTCGTAATCAGGAAGCGATCACCACCCTCAACTGCCGAACGTCCCAACTCCTCACGCACCTCATTGCGAGTGACTGCACCTGACGAAATCAGCTTATCAATGCTACTAGACAGCTCAAACATATCCCGCCGTCGCACGCCTAGCATTTTAAGCGTATATCCAGCGATAAGCTCGCTTTTCGAGTAAGCGATATGATTCAGTCCATCAATCAACTTGCTAGCAATCGGCTCAATCACAGTCTCAATGAAAGTCTCATAATTCTTTTGATTGTCCGCAACATCGCCATATATCAAGCCGTTCGGAATGCCAAGGATGTTCGCTACGTCATCGATGTAGAATTTCTTGGTTTTGCTAATATCATCAATGCTGCTATTTTTTCCAGTGCCTTGCTTAGTCGAAACCTCCTCATAGTCCTTCTCGTGTTTCCTAGGGATAAGCACTACAGGCGACTTCTTGATTTCTTCGACAATGTTTTCACGCAGCCGTTTTTGGCTCTTGCGTTCTTCCTCATCTAGTTTTGTGTTTGACACACTCCATAGCGCACGAACCTGACCACTGCGAATCTGTGCGCCAACACTCGCCCCCATGATACTTGCATAGTCCGACCACAGACTGTCAAAGAAAGTATCAAGCGCCTTGTTTTCGTTTTTTAGATAAACAACTTCATCCGTTGAAAATACTCTAGATAAAGTCTTAGACCTAACAGATACGCTTGAGTATGTATCGCCCGCAAGTGATTCATTTTTGACAAACGCATCAGCGATATAAAGACCCCTCTGATAAGTGATAATTAGTAATTCACTATCTCTCATCAACTTCGACACAGCTTGTGCCCAAAATTCAGCAGCTGTCTGATTAGGATTGGGACGACTATTCAGTAAATAGTAATCCTCGTCAAAAACAGACTTTTGATTTTTGTCTTTTTTGATAAAAGTCGCCTTAGCAAAAGTCCGAGCGACATAATTCACACACGTATCAAGCGCAATGTTTTTCATCGTCGCCTGAGCAGTGGCACTTGCCATCACAAATTCAAAACTAGACCGCTCCTTGCGCCCCAAAATGGCATCTAAAACCCCCATAGCACCCCTTTCTTCATGTTGTATAAATCCAGTATAAACAAAAAAAGCCTCAAAAATAGGACTTTTTTAACCAACTTAATTTTGCACGCTTGACAATTCGCGCGCCCTATGCTCATATCACTAAAACCAGTCATTAACATTGTCATAGAAATCCCCAACACTAACATCTTGCAAGTCTCCCGAATGATACATCGCGTATTCAAACGCCTTAAAACCATCCGTCTTGCGCCGGACATCCTCTTTTTTGACATAGATGACATTGCCATCGCCCTTTAGCTTGCGCAACACATTATGCGTGTACCACCGCATCATATCATTATCGCCAAAAATGACATTTTGACTGGCAAAAGCACTCTCAACTTTCGGCGCAACTAAACTATCAATCGCAAGGGCATTTCGTAAAATCTCCAAACGATAACCCGGCGGCGCATCAAATTTATTTTTATATTGCACTTCAAAGTCACGCACTTCAAATGCTTGTTGCACATGTTCAGCCCTAAATCTATCCGCCACAATCGTCTGCAAATCGTAACCCTCGTCATCACGCATCCTGACAAACCAATCTGCTATATGGTCAGCGCTAATCGTCGGTGCATCAAGTACCGTCAAAAAGCCATCATCCTCCCATTTTTTGATTGGCGCAAACATCCGCTTGCCATTGACCGTCTCCTTGGGCTTGCTATAGCCATAAGTCGCATCCACAAACTCTTTGCGGACAAAACTATGAGATAGCCAGACATAATCCTCGCCTGATTTAAACAAAAGTCCAACTGCTGCAAAGTCTCGAACAGCAGCATAGTCAAACGCCCCCACACATTGCCGACCAGCCAAATCAGGAAATTCTCGCTTAGTCGCCACCAGCTCCTCATGGCTCGCCACACTCCGCTCAGTATCTGCAACAGGCAAATTCATCCGTTTAGTCATGAACTCTTCTCGATTGCTTGGGTCATCTTGCAACTCCTCATACTGCTCAACCACCTCATTCCACAAGTCTTTAGCATATGAACTCAAAGGCTTGTGAAACATCGGATTGGCAAGCTCCCACGTTGCCAAATCATCCACCTGACGCTCATCATCAAGCTTGCAGATAAACGGAAAAAGCGAATTAAAACGCGTTTTTCCCGTCAGCACTTTTTGCGCCTTATCTTTAATGTTATCGATAAAGCCATCACGCACATAGCCATCAGTCCCGATGTAAAATTGCCGTGGATTTGGGCGCTTGCCAAGCCCGGAAACATGCACCCGTACATCACGATTACTCTCATAGCGATGTATTTCGTCAAAAATAACAGCGCCATCACGCGCACCATCCTTCGTGCTACCATTGCTAGTCACATAACGAATCACGCTTTTAGTCTGACGGTTTCTGATTCTTGCCCTTTTATTATCAAAAGTCTTTTTAAGCGCAGGGTTTCCCTCAATCACATCGTAAATCTCATCAAAACTGACTTTTGCTTGCTCCTCGCTATTCGCCACGATTGAAATGTCATACTTGTCAATACCATGCATCGGTGTCAACAGATACGAACAAATACCAGAAATCAAACCGTTTTTGCCACCGCCACGCCCCATCATGATTAAAAATTCACGGTAAACATTTGCTTTATTCTCCGAAAAATATAAAAACACAAAAGCGATGATAAATTTTTGAAAATTTTCCAGTTTAAAAAACCATTTTTCGATATAGCCAATACATTTTTTAATCTGGTCAGCATCAAAAAACACCTCTTTAGAGCATAAACGTGGACCAATTTCACGCGCAACATAATCAATCAACTGTACACGCTCTTTATTTAATTTTATCTTCCCTTTTTCGTACTCTATAACATACTTTTTCACTTCTTTCGGCATAAATTCAATATAATTCATTCAGATTTATTCCTTTTTCGGCTGATTTTTCCAAGCGTTTTTTCTCAAAAAATTCACCAAGTTTTATCAACGCAGCATTAACTTTGACTTTTTCAGAAACGGCTGGATTTGATTTCAAAAAATTTTGTTTGCCATTTTTTACCGAAATCATGACGCCATTTTTTTCTATAGACTTATCTAATTTTTTGTAAGTGTCCACAAGGCTCAAATATCGACGCATAATCTCCACATCGCTTGCAGAATTTTTGTCAATCAACTTTGATAATTCCAATTCTAGTTTTGTTTTTGCCATAGGTTACCCCCTCTCATGTGCGTTTTTTTGATTTTTTTGGTTAAAACACTTCCAATTGGTCTTGAGTTGTCAGACAATTCTCACTTTTATTTGACCGGGGGGCTTACCAACTAAACTCCTCGTCGTCAAATTTTTTGGCACTCTGTTGATACCTGTTGTGACGCTTGTTATGGCAGTCTTTGCACAGTGTTCTCAAGTTATTGATGTCTAGTGCATGCTGTGGATAGTGTTCTAACTCCTTGATGTGATCTACCTCAAGCACTGCACGCTTCCTTGTGGTTACTTTACCTTCTGCCTTGCACCAAATACATTCATAATTGTCACGTGTCAAGACTTTGTCCCTGAGTTTGATCCAATCTGTTGAGACATAAAAACTATGTCTCGTCTCTCTTGTTGAGACATCTATCAATCAGCTCACCCCCTTTGTATTTTTCTGCAAAGTATTTGTATCCAGCATTACGAATTTTTCTGATGTTGCTCTCATCATAGTATAACTCAAAAGCTAGTTGATTATAGGACTTATTCTGGTCGCTTTTTAAAAATCGGTCAAGAATAATGCGGTGTGCGATTTCTTTTTTTTCGACTACCCAATCCAGAGCACAGTCAATATGGCTGCGCTCTAAGTCAGAAAGGTTATCGTATTGTTTGAGTAATTGCGTAATCTCTTTGTAGATTGTTCGCCACTCTTTTTCACTCGGTATTAGCCCTAAATCCATAAAACCTCTTTACTTTGCTTGGTATGATTGCTTGTTGATACGACTGCCTTATTCGCCGCTCAATGAAAATTCTAATGCCTCATAGTTACTCCCTCCTACGCATTCGATAATATATCATCAATCCCAAGTACTCATTTTCTCTAATATCTATCTTGACCAGCTCATCTTTTTGCGTATCTGGATTTTTCCTAGGAAATTCTATCAGCTCCCATCCCGGATTGTCATGTTCTAATTGTTGTTCTAATTCATCGTTAGCTAACAATTTGGCAATCTTAGAATCTGTGTACTTCCAATTCTGAGATCTCTCAACTACTGGCTTTTTCAAATTCCGACTGGCAAACCATTTTCGCTTGCCTTTTTGATTTTCTAACTTAAATTCTTTCGTCATGTAATTGGCTTTGACAACAACGCCATCAACCCCGTATTGATTTTTAATTTTATCGATCTTAGTAAAACCGATAGACTTTTTATTTTTGCCTCGTCCCTTGCTCCAAAGGTCATCTATTTCGTCTCGGTTTAACAAATTATCCATCATCAAGTGAAAGTGTAGTTTGTCAGTCGTCTTGCCTTCAATCACTCCCATGTATTTCATCTTTGGCAAACCTTTCTTTTTTCTCGCACGATTTACCCGCTTGATGAAATTTGCTATTTCTTTTTCACATTCCTCAACTGTTTCTGGTTTAAATTCTGGCGCAAAAGTGAACTCTGCTGTATAATCTCCCTCGTTGAAATTCGCTATTGCTGACAGCCTAAACCACTGCTGTGCTTTTCTGACATTCAAATTTTTTTGCACAGGTCTTGTCGCATTCTCTTTTTTTCTTCTTGGTCTACCGCCTCGAACTAAATCCACCGAAATAGATTTACCCATGATGCTACATTCTCGATATTTATTATTGGCTGATATTGCTGTATTTCTCATGTAGCTCATGATGCCGCTCCCTCTGATTTAGTTTGTCCCTGAACTTAATACCTATTACAAGCCGGCCAAACGTTGACCTTAAAATCAACGCTCAGCCTTGATGCGCCTGTCTTTACAGCGAAAATAGAAAGTCATTTTCACAACTTTCTACTATATAATAGTGTCAATATCCACAGACCAAAGCATCCATGGACAATGGCCCAGATGATACTATGCCATTTCGTTATTATCACTCATATCAATCTCCCTGATTCGCATAACCTAGATATCCGCTTTAAATTTTTTCGGCTCATCTCATCGTTTGGAATGCCTTTGCGAGCCAAACGATAGAGAAAATTAGCTATACCATATTTTGTCAAGGTGTACTCGCTATGCGCATAATGTACCTTGCCATTTTCAATTCTTATCCACATTCAATCCCCTAATCAATATCAAAAATATTCATCTGCTCAACTGGATCAAAATTGCACCACAAGCACTCTATTGCAATCTTCTTTTTTTGGCCAACATTTCCAGTTGCTGAATCAAATTCAATCTTTGCCCACCCATTGAGTTCTTCAGCATATAAACCGCTATTATAACCGCTTAAAATCACAGGGCCTCTGTGATTTTTTAAAGCGCTCAACAATGCCAGATGTTGCTCATCAGCCATGCCAAATTTATAGTGTGTTTTAGATGATACAGTTTCATTGAGATATGGCGGATCAGCATAGATTAACGTATCAACATCATTCATTTTCTCAATCAATTCAATCGCATTGCTACACTCAATTTGCGCATCTTTTAGTCTTTCAGCTGCTTGAATAATTCTTGATGGCATAGATTGCCACGTTTTCGTATTATACGGACCAGTCCATTTTACGTTTCGCCTAAAACCGCCATCAGATTTTCCACCAACTGAAAACCAACATTTGATTAAAATTCGACGCGCATCCTCTAAATCAACATCAGATTTTAGTTTTGATAGCTCATATTCTTTTCTGCTGTATGGTGTAAGTTCTACCAGTCTAGCCAATTCTTCTGGCTGATTGCGCATGACCCGCCACATATTGATTAGTCTGCCATCTATATCATTAATAGTCTCTAGCACATCTGGCGGTTTATTTAGAAACACGGCCAAACTTCCGGCAAACGGCTCAAGGTACGCCTTGTGTGTTGGAAACAGATTGATAATCCGCTCTGCTGATGACCACTTACTGCCTGGATAATTTAAGACACGATTCATTCCACTACCTCAATACATTCTGGATGCAACCAAACTTGCATGATTTCTTCCATAGTAAATTTTGGCATCAGGATATTAAACAAATCTTCAAATGCCATTTCTTCATCTTCTTTTACCCATTTTAAGTTATAAAACTCTCGACCAGTCATCTTTATTTTCGGCAAATATGTTTTTTCAAGCTGCCTAATTATATACAGTAGGTCACAAACACCGCCATTAGTCATTTTGAAAAGACCATCTTCATCTTTTCCGTTAAAATAAATTTCAACTGCATCTTCGAATGTCATTTAATTACTCCTCCACCAATTCATCTGACACATACTCAAAACCAAGCCTCTCTATATCATTGAAAATTATAGCGCTCATGTTAAAAGAATCTGCATAGTGCCAAATCCGCTCCACTCTGAAATAAATCATTGGCCGCATTCCTTGTCTATAACCATCGTATTCTTCCATTTTTAACAAAGTATGATCTTTTCCAATCCTGAATACTTTGCCAATTTCTGGTAAATTTGTTGTTTTCATTCCACTACCTCGACCAATTCTGGGTACAACCACGCTAAAGCAAGTGTTTTATCGTCTAAAATTCTGATTTCCCTCACTTCATCGTTATAACTATCTTCGGTAATAGAAGGTGTATCCCATCTGTAATTCAGTATGTCTTCTAATGTATCGTACAAATCAATTGCGATTGTATAAAAATCAAATTGAGCTTTCGTCATCTTTATTTTCGGCGCATAGGTGGCTTGCAGTCTATCAAGTATTTGGTTCCATGCCATAACACCAACATAACCATCGTGCGCCCTTGCGCTTCTCTCAGCTTTTTCGTAAGCCTCTTTAAATGTCATTTATCTTCCTCGTCTTGATCCTTAGTTTTGTTGATTTGTGGGTCAAGATTTAATTCTGTTTGATCTGGATTTTTCCACTCCATAACATTCAGTAGATTTCCCTGTGGCAACGTGTATTCAAAATTTACAACTTGTCCGATACTTTCGGCAAGCGTTGGAATAATCGGCATCATTTCAGTGAATGGTACGATTAATTTAAGCGCTAAGCCACTATCGGTCACATTAGCGCTTTTGACTTCAGCTTTAAACTGTTTTTTTGTAAAAATTTCTTCTGTTTTATTCATTTTCTTATCTCCTCTATCGCCCAATCATAAGGGCGAACAATCTTCAAATGTTTCACCATTGCACTAGCCCTTTCGGATGTATCTAACCTAAAAGCCTTTGATTTGTATCTCGTCAAACCTTGCATAGGATTTTCGAAATTGCTAATGTACCACTTCGTTTTTAATTTGGTGGCATTGTACCCAATAATATAGCTCATTTCTCCACTCCAAATTTCAGCTCAATAGACTTAAATCTTTTAAACTCATTGCCATCATACAAGTAACAGTCTTTGTCATATAGTGCCGCTATCATTGCCTCAATCTGACAGCCTTTTGACTGTTTAAATTCCTCACGACTTCCAATGACAATCACACCGTCACAATCTTCGATGTAACGTGCAGAATTACACAACATTTCTATCGGTCGCTTGTCTTTTACAATGCCATCCGCCGCATTATCCTTGGCGACAGTTTCTAAAAATGGATTGAAAAAATCAATCCCTTTATTCGCCAAAAGCGATGCAAAATCCGCAATCTTTTCTTTGATTTCCTCAATCGACTTACCGTTCATCGGCGTTGCTAAATAAACTTTCATGTCTCACACTTTCTATACTAATCTTTTGGCAATCTCAGAAATGACATTGACTGTCACACTGTTGCCAGCTTGTTTATAGAGTTGGCTATTGCTGTTGACCCCTTGCGCCTTATCAAACGTCCAGTCTGGAAAGCCTTGCAATCTCCAACACTCCCGAGGCGTCAATTTTCTAATTCTAATGCCGTCAGTAACTCCCGCATCATGGCTATTAGCTTTTATCGTCCTACTCAAATTATCAAGCGGACCATGATTGAAATCTGGGGAATCATTGGTGTAAATACCGCCAACCTTTAACAGGTTGTTTTCTTGCCAACTGCTAGATGAGAGTGTAGGTGCTATCTCATGTTCTCCCCCAGAGTTAAAACCTCGTGGACGTTGTAAGATTTTAGGCCCTTCCCCTTTATTCGTTGTAAGTGTGGGTGCAATTCCATCCGAACTATAAACATTACCGTTCATACCATTTCTACTTGGATTCACATTAGTTATAACTTTAGGTATATTGCCGCTACCACCTCCAGCTTTCAACGTTCTTGCTAATCCAATTGCATCATAAACCTGTTGTTCAAAATGCCAACCATTAGTTGTTTTTCCTTTTAAAGGATTTATGACACCTTTTTCGGACATATCTTTTACAAGCACACCATGCCTGTCCTGAGCGGTCAAAGTAAACATTGCTTCGCCATCTGTTTTAAATCTTCTGCCGTTTTGTCGTTTTTTGGCACGATCTGGCGTTAAAACAGGCACGACTATCTTAGGGTGCTGTCCCCCCCCTTGCATAGTGCCCAATGTTGGTCCTATCCCGCAAGTGTCGTAAACTCTCCTCGCTGATTCGTGCGAGAATTCCCCGCCCTTTTCTAGTGAGCCGAATATTTTTATTTGCGAATCTTCTATCTTTTTCAGACTTCCGATTTTCAATAATATACGATCCTTGTCCGTCTCCTCCGCCGTCTTTGGCTCTAACGGTGTGAATTGTTTGTCCTTGTAAGTCATCAATCTCTCTACCGCCTGACTCGACAGGAAATACTTTTCGTCCGCCCGCTCCTCTAAAATGTCCGACAATGAACACGCGCTCCCTATTTTGGGGAACTCCGAAATTTTTGCTGTTAAGTATTTGCCATTCTGCATCATACCCCAGTTCATCAAGGGTGGCGAGGATAGTTCTAAACGTGTTCCCTTTGTCGTGAGATAGTACCCCCTTGACATTTTCAAGCAGTAAAAGCCGTGGTTCGATTTGTTTAGCGGCTCGTGCAATCTCGAAAAACAAAGTTCCTCTAGTTTCGTCCATGAATCCGAGTCGCTTTCCCGCCACGGAAAAGGCTTGACAAGGGAATCCACCGCAAATAACGTCAACTGCTCCACGGAATTGTCGCCACTGCTCGTCTGTGACTTTAGTGATGTCATGAAATTCTGTTTCTCCTTCCGTGTTGTGAATTGCCTTGTAGGATTCACGCGCAAATTTGTCTATTTCGCAGAATGCCACGCATTCGTGCCCAGCCGATTCCATGCCTAGACGGAAACCGCCGATACCCGCAAATAAATCAATAAATTTCATGGCCACCTCTAAAATAGTTCCAACTGCATTTCAGTGTCATCGGCTTTGATTTTGTCACTATCCTCATAGGTTTCATATTTAATCCGCTTACGCCTGTCTCCCAACGCTTCCACGCGCATCCGATAATTCTTGAAAAGCGGATTATCATTGAGTTCTTTCGCCATCTTTTCAGCATTTTCAATAGTTGGAAACTTATGTGCTATTTCAGCACATACAGTCAATGACCAACCTTCAGTTTTTGAGATGTAAACATACCACTCACTATCATCCGACCTCACGATGTATTCTGTCATTTTGATACTTCCAATAAATTTGAATTTTCGTAGATATTTCCCGCAACCTCCAAACCTTCATAGCACTCTGAAACGCTATCGCAGACACTTTGACACTCAAATACAAAACTTCCAAGGTCATAATCAACTATCCCAAAACATTCCATATCGGTGTCCCAACAGATGTCTCCTTTGAAAATCTCAACACCATTTTTGTCTTTTAAACCTGTACTTTGTCCCACAGTCTCTTTATCAATCAAGTAAACGGTATTTTCATCAGATTCGTTCACAATCGCATATTGCCCAAACATGAATGTTAGCAACCCAGTATGCCAAACACCATTTTCATCTTTCGCTCTAAATTTAGGGATCATCTTATTTACTCCATTTCTCAACTCGACTGGCTAACAACTCCTTAGCTAGTGCTTTAATCTCTTGCCCACCCTCAGCACCATGTAACTCATCCACAGCCAAAGTGTAGGCCATCATATATTTTCTTAACTTGGCGATGGTCTCGTCTTTTTCTCGCAACTGCTCATAGAGTTCTGCCGTGTTCATCCGTCAATTCCTCTACAACATAGACCACCGCATCAGAAATCGGCACCCGTACCGTTTTATCCGGCTCACGTTTGAAGATAATATCTAATAATCGTTCGTTTTTTGTATGTTGACTATGCCATAATTCACTTTTTGTAAAAACATCAGCATAATTTGCAAGTGGCACATCCGCATTTTTAGCTTTTTCAAAATCTTCTATTTCTTGTTTCAGCATCTTATTTTCTGATACCACAGCATTATCTTTTTCGATGACAAGCGCAATACTCTTTCTTGCCCAAGCATTTTCCGCTTTCAACCGCTCAATTTCTTTCTGCTGTCTCCAGATAGTAAACTCCAAATCACTTCTAGTCTGATAGCTCATCCGATTTCCTCCACGATTTTATCAATCACATCTGACTGCCCTAAAATGCCAGTTACTTTATGACCAATGGCATCTTTTAACACTGCTAATCTGATACCGACAAAACGACCGGGCCAACCTTGCGACCTCACCCAAACCGTTTCTCCAAGCTCAGGGCTGTTTGATTGCTCGGTATCCATGATAAAATCATAAATCTTGCCAGTTTCTGCCTGGATGCTAACGACTATAACTTCGACATCTCCGATAGGTTCATTGTCTTTAATTTCTGTATTTCCGATTTTCATTTACTGCCTCCGACATAATTACTAAATTCATTTTCTACAAAGTCTTTCAATCCACTAAGTTTAAACAACCACTTATCGCCTTTTCTTGGATAAAACACCCACCCGCCGTTCTCTATATCTAAACGATCTCTGAGATTGATGTTGTTTAAAACGTGAGCTTTTAGCCAAACATCTGACCTCCCTGTATGTTTAACAAAATCAGGCATGCCAACCCACTGACCTTTAATTTCATTTTGCTTTAGTTCTTCAAACTCTGTTTTTTTGATTACAATCATGTCATCTGGTATGGGAATAGCCAAATTAACATTAATATTTTGTACCATAGACACTCCTTTCATTTTTGTGATATAATTTAGGTATAAATATTTGAAATGAGGGCGCTCTGCAAAGCGCTCTTTTCTTTTTGAGAAATTCAGGACCTTCCCCTGATTAGCGTGCGCAAATTTGTGAGCATGGCACTGCGTGTACTACAAAGCATTAAATTTTCACATCTCGCCAAAATCAATGACGACATCTCACATCCTTCTAGGGTGCTTTTTTGACGTGTTTCCCAGCACGTTTGATTTCGCAATGTGTTTTTTCAACTCACGCGCAAATAGCACTTTAATTTTTGTTTTTGGTATAATAAAAACAAAAACGAGGTTACCTTTATGCCATTACAAATTATCAAGCTACCTATTGTCGGAAATACCACTAGCTCAGCACAAGTTGAAGCCCTCTTAACCTGCCCGCATTGTTTTGAAAAACTCGCTTTTTCCCCAGTTAATATTTCAACGTTTGATAGACGTGTTGGTGATAGTTTTGCTGTCTCATTAAGATGTCTCGTTTGTCAGCAATACGCTATTTTTGAATATCATATTGATAACCTAAACTCTCCTTATGCAGGGAGTTCTAGCACGCCTTATACAACCAGTCTGGTAAAATACAACTATAACCTGCAAATCGAGGTCACTCTACCAGAACACATTGAACAGGTTTCTAGTGAATTTGTCAGCATTTATAAACAAGCCGCAATGGCAGAAGCCTATGGTTTATATGATGTTTGTGGTTTAGGCTATAGAAAATCAGCTGAATTTTTGATCAAAGATTATGTCATTAGATTAAATCCCGATAAAATAGATAAGATAAAATCTCAGCCACTTAGCCAGACGATTAAGACGTATCTATCGGATTTTCCAAAACTTCAAACATTATCAACTGCAACGGCTTGGCTTGGTAACGACGAGGCTCACTACATCAGAAAACACACTGATAAAGACTTATCTGACTTGAAACGTTTCATCATCGCTGCTGCGACTTTTATTGCTGCTGATTTTGATGCGGATACTGCGCTGGATTTTGTTTCAAAATAGCCAATATCTCATTATTTTGCTCACTGATTTCAGTGAGTTTTTTTAACATCTCGTCAATTGCAATTAGTTGTAAATTCATGTCCTGCCCCTTCCTAGTTTGCTTTTTTGACGTGATTCCCAGCACGTTGATTTCGCAATGTGTTTTTTCAACTCACGCGCATCCTATGACCTTATCTGAGGTCATTCAAATCAATATCAAGCGCATCCGCTATTCTGATCATGAAGTTAAAGCCAGGGCTTTTTACTTTTCCCAGTAAAAATTTAGAGATGTATTGCTGTTTCACTCCTACCAACTTAGCAAGTTGACTCTGTGACAACCTTTTTTCTTGCATTTTTTTAATGATTACCTGTTGCATTCTTCCTCCCCAACACCTATATGAAGTTGTTAATAACTTTATCCACAACTATATGTTGTGTTTTGTATATGATGATGATATAATATTTTTATGAATGAAATACCGCGGCTAGCTGTTTTTATTCAAAAATACCAAAGAAAGGATGTTAACTCATGAATGATCAAATATTAATACAAAGTATCATTTCAATATTTACTGTTTTTGCCAGTGGTTTCTTTAGCTTTCTTTTAACGCTTTACAAAATTCGTTCTGAAAACAAAACTAAATCGAATGAATTTGAAATAAAAAACAGAGAACTGGAGCAACGGCTAACTGAATTAGAAAAAAGTCAAAGACATGAGATTGATAAACTTACAGCAGAATACGAACTCTTAAAATCTAGCAAATCAGATGATATGCAAAATGAGATGCTAGGTAAATTCTTTAGTGGCGAACTTGATTTTTCTAGGCTTGCAAAATCTATTGACGGATTATCACAGCTTAATAACAAGGTTAAAAATCTGAAATAATCAGAAAGGAGGTTAAATTTATGAATGATATACAACTGACGAAAGATTCCAAGGAATTACTTGCGATAATTTACAAGGAATATTTAGACAGAATTAATAATGGTATTGATAAAAGAACCGCTAAGACCATATCTGGTGGCTCAGATGAACTTTCAAGACTTGCACCGACATGGCTTTATGCCGACCTTAAAGAAACCATGTACGAATTACAAAGAAAAGGTTTTTTAAAGTGTCAAAATGCTAGCAATAAAATCTATCGCGCTTGGATAACCGATGAGCTGATCATCTACATGGAAACTGTCATCCCAAGGACTGCAAAGAAAATTCTAAGTGCAATGGATATCCTTTCTTTTCTAAAGTAATTCCCAATCCTCTCTCAGCAAATCATTTGCTATTGGATTCCAAAATCTACCAGGCGCTTGCCAAACTTCTTTGTGGATTCCATTTTCTTTATCCAAACTTGGTTCCGTTGTAACTAATAAAATCCCGAAACATTCGGAGTTAGTTGGTAAAAATGCCAATCCACCCTCTAAATCACTAGGATTTGAAATCGCCTTGTTTTCTTGCAAGGCTTTTTTTGTTGCCTCTATGATATTCACTCCCTACTCCTTCCTAGCTTGCGTGTTTGTACTCCGTTTCTGATATAATAAATCTATCAAGCACGGCAATGCTTGAAATAATCAGAAAGGAATTAGTCCAATGAAAAAATACATTGAAATGTTACTAAAAGTTGAGCCAAAGTATCCCATTGTTTTAAGATTTATCGATGGTACTGAGCTAACTTTTGATTCTATTTTTGGTGATATAATAAGTGATAAAGATAACGACCCTTTTATCGAATTAAAACTCAAAGATGAAGACGAATCTTATCTTATCAACACAAATCATGTCATCTATGCTGTATCTAATCGTGATTTTGATTAATCAGCCCAACCTTACTTTTAGCAATCCAGTAATGGCAGTGACCATTTCTGGATTGCTTTTTGTTTTAGGATTATGAACAATCCCATCGATTAAACAATCTATTTTTTCTTCCAAAACTATGCGTAATTCTAGCCGTTTTGTTCTAGCAACAAGTGCCCTATCATTCATCGCCTGTCGTTCATTCGTTGACATTATTTCATCTGATTTTTCTGTCATATCTACTCCTTTCTAGCTTGCGTGCATTTCTCGTTCGGAAAACCGTACTTTTTGTTTAAAAAAATATGATTTAACTTCATCATCTGGAATTTCAAGGATTTCAGAAATCTCCACAATCTCTGACGGCTTAAAATAAGTCTTATTGTTTAACTTTGCGCTCAAAGAAGGCTTGGATATTTTAGCGACTTCTGAAAATACACTTTCATTTCGATAGCGTTCTTTAATTCTTCCACGAAGTTTTGAAAAATCAAAAATAATTTTTTCCATAATGTAACTCCTTTCTTGTTCGGTTTTCCGAACCTTTTCTAAATTAAGTATAGCATTCTTAAAATAAAAGTCAAGTATATATTTCGGTTTTCCGTATTTATTTTTTATTTATAAAATAAAACGCTGTTTTGCATTGATTTTGTTCAGTTTTACTGATATACTTTATTTACAAGGGAGTACGGAAATATGAACATTTTCTCAGAAAGACTGAAACAAGCATTAAATGAGAGAGGCATGAAACCCATCGAACTTTCAGAATTAACAGGGATTAGCAAATCTTCTATTAGTGATTGGATAAATGGTAAATATGAAGCAAAATCAGATAAAATCTTATTAATTGCTAAGGCCTTGAATGTAAATGAAAGCTTTTTAATTGGTCTTCAAGTGCCAATGGATAATGGTACCCCAAAATTGAATCAAGGAAAAAATATCAATAATAAAACTATTTCAGAAGTCACTGAAATAATGAACAAACTTGATGAAGCTGGCCAAGCTGCAATTTTGAAATTTGCTAAATTTGAGTTAGCTCAATTCGAAGGTGACCCAAAAGACAGCGAAGGACACGTTACTGCAAGTTAAGATTGCTGTAACCGTTCGCTTTCCCAATATAATCTATAAAAATCATAATAAAGAGGTGCTGTGTAATGACGATTGACATTTCGTTTGGTCCAATAGACAGAAAAACTATTACTCGTGAAAAAGGCAATAGTTTAGCTAAGTTCACGCCTGATTACTCTGTTGTCGATATAGAGACTACTGGCTTAGATACTGGTTATAATGACATCATAGAAATTGCTGCTTTAAAAGTAAGAAATCATGAAATAGTTGATGAGTTCAGCTGTCTTGTCAAGCCTGCTGATTTTGAATGCCTTGACCCATTTGTAACGACATTAACCAAAATCACAACTGAAATGATTGAGACCGATGGCATACCAACGAAATCAGCAATCCAAGATTTCATTTATTTTGTCGGAACAGATACAATCGTTGGTCACAACGTTAATTTTGATTTGAATTTCCTATACGATGATGCACTCAATTTCCTAGACTTTAAATTTAACAATGATTTTATTGATACGTTGCGAATTTCAAGGCGAGCTTTACCCGATTTAAAGCACCATAGGCTTAAAGATTTAAATCAATATTTCGAGTTAGACTTTGGCAGATTACACCGTGCTATGGCAGACTGCCATGTCACAAAATCAGTTTTTGACTGCTGCAAAAATATACTCGGTGATGACTGGAGCTATACATCACCGTTAAACAAAAGCAGAATTAATATTGACGATTTAAAATCTACTGTCTCAGAATTTGATACTGACCACATTTTTTATGATAGCTATATTGTCATGACAGGAAAACTTGAAAGTTTCACAAGAAAAGAGGCTTTTCAAATCATTGTAAATTTAGGCGGTCATCCTCAAAATGGCATCACTAAAGATACAAATTTCTTGATCGTTGGCGATACCGACTATTCCAAAAATGTAAAAAATGGACTTACCGGCAAACAGAAAAAAGCTGCTGAAAAACAACTAGCTGGACAAGATATACAAATATTGTCAGAGAGTACATTTATTGAGCAACTTTGAATGAAAATTAATCATTCTACTGTTCTCAACTTCTAATATCATACTCACTAGAGGAGAAACTATGACTAACAACTTTATAAAAACAATTAATATTGATGAACTGCTTGATAACATTCCTGTAATTGACCATGATGTAAATTATTGGTTTGTAAGAACAAATGGAGGAGATTATTTTACTGACTTCAATATTAACTCCTACATAGGAATCGACTATAATGAAATAACTCTTGAACATATCTCAGACTCGAATAATTCAACTGAAATATTAAAAAATAAAATCAATCATATTTATTATGATCAAATTAAGTCAGAAAAAATAAATCAAACAGGGAAAATTGCTACCCAACTCTTAAGATTTGTAAATAGGATTGAAATAAATGATATAATTATCATTCCTTCAATCTCTTCTGAACTATTTCTAGTTGGGCGTGTCATTAGCAACGCCTATGAAATTCCTGATAGTGAAATTATTACGACAAGTAAAGAAAATATACACTATAAAAAATCAAGTTATAAAAAAAGAATTAATGTAAAGTGGATTAAATCATTTAGCAGGGACGATGCTGATAGTAAATTGTATAAAATGATCTTCTCACATCAAGTAATATCTGATGTTAATGACTATAAAATTTTTATTAATAGAGCACTATTTCCTGTATATATTGAAGATGATACACTACATATAGTATTCAAAGTAACTAAAAATGATGATATTAATGGTGCATCACTTGGTCAATTTATATACTATTACAATCTGATGTATGGATATCTTTTCCCAGGTGAAAAGATGGAAGTAAAAGTTAATGTTCAATCTCCAGGTCCAGTAGAAACTATTTCTAAGACTGCTCTTAAGGGGATGTTTACATTTGCATTATTAGCTTATATTACTTCCACCCCCTATGGAGGTAAAGTTACATTTGGTAGTCAACTTTTAGGTAACATTGAAGTAGATATCCCTGGATTGGTGAAAGGTTATCGAGAAGATCAAACAAAGAAAATTGAAATAAAAAACAAAGAGCTTGAATTAGATGACCAAAAATTAAAACAAATTGAAAAGGCTATTGATCTCGCCGATAAACTAAAAGTTCCTATTACGGAATTGGGTATTGAATTACCAGATACTTTATCCTCTTACATAGAGGAAAAGAAAAAAGAGGCAGAAAAAACTGACTCTGATACTAAACAGCAAATAGGTAACGAAAGTTCAATAAATATTGACTCTAATGAAAAAAAGCAAGAGGATAATAGTAGTAACGATGCTAAAAAGTAGAATTTTTGTAGTTGAATTTTTTGAAAATACAACTTTATAAAGTTTAATAGATAGGAACAATATACCAAATAAAAAAGTGGCATACCAAAAAAATTCTGATATCAGTTGTCTCATCATTCTTATCCTCCCATTATATTTAAGTTTATTTTACAACAATAATACATAAATATCAATTGCAAAAAGTTCTACCCTCTTCATCCTGAAAAATTAATTTATGAAAGAAGAAAAAATGGCACGATATACAAAACGTGGCAAGGTTTGGCAATATGAAATATCTTATAAATCCAAAGACGGTAAATATAAGAAGTTAAGAAAAAGCAGCTTTCCCAAAAAATCCGATGCAATATTGGCGGCTTCTGAAATGGAAATTAAACTTGGCAAAGGATTTGCGGTCAACGATAAAGATGTTTTGCTGTCCGACTACTTCCGCCAATGGATTGAAATATATAAAAAAGGTAAAATCAGCGATGTTACCTTTTTAAAATATGAAAATATTTTGATGAATATAGAAAAGTATTTCAAATATGCGACTGTCAAATCTTTAACACGTACAAGATACCAAGAAATCATTAATCAATTTTCAAAAACTCATGCTACTCCTACCATCGAAAGATTTAACTCAACTATACGTGCGAGTATTGTCAATCTAATAGACGAAGGTGTCATCCCACTTGATTTCACAAAAAACGTTGTCATCAAAGGTGAAACTGAAGTCAAAAAAGAAAAAGATAAATACCTCAACTTTTTAGAGTTCAAACGCCTTATGAAATCAGCAAAAAGCAGAATCAACCCAAAGTATCCATCAAATTTCATGATTTTCATTGCCGGCATGACCGGAATGCGTTTTGGCGAATTGCTTGGCTTAACTTGGGATAATATCAACTATGATAAAAAATATATCAATGTTTGCCAAACTTGGGATTATCATTTCAACACAGGATTTGCACCTACTAAAAACGAGCAGTCTGTTAGAAAAATATCAATCGATGATAGTACCCTAGAAGCACTTAGTAATTTTCAAGCAGAGCAAACTAAATTTTTCAGGTCCCTAGAAATGATAAATAGACACCATCTTGTTTTCTCCAATGCTGTAACGCAAGCCATATCAAACAACGCTATCAACAAACAACTTTCCAAACTATGTAAGCAGTCCGGAATAGATACACCACTAACACTTCATGGTCTGAGACATACCCACGCATCCGTCCTACTCTACAAAGATGTCAATATTCTTGCGGTATCAAAACGACTAGGTCACAAAGATTTGTCAATCACTATGTCAGTTTACTCCCATATCTTGAAAGAGTTGGAAGAAAAGGAAAACAAGCATATTGCTTCAATTTTAGAGGAAATATAAAAATTTGGCACAAGTTTGGCACAAGATATGATTTAAATCCCTTTATATCAACGTTTATAATCTAATTTAAAAGTCGGCGGGGGACACTAATATACGCTAAAAACCCTTGTCAAATAAGGGTTTTTGTTTTATATGTGCCAAATTATTTTTTAAGATACAAAAGCCCCACTATTATCGTTCAGGCTTAACAGGATTTCGCTTCAATGAAAAATGGTCTGGGACGTAATCAACACCGCCTTTAACAAAAGGATTGCAACGCAAAATCCTTGCTGTACCCATTAACACACCGAGGAATCCGTGTTTTTGAATGGCGACAATCATATAATTCGAACAAGTCGGGTGATACCTGCAAGCTCCTGGTAGCAAGGGCGAGATAGCGACTTGATAGAATCGAACGGGTGCGATGAGCACACGAGTAATCATTTTCTTCAGCATGGTGCTTCTATTTTCTTTCCTTGCTTTGTATCCAAACGGCTAAT